CTTGAAGCACTCATGCCAGTTTTTGAGGATTATTTTACATTTGATTTAAGATTCTATCCAGAAGTAAAATTGCATGACAGAGAAGATTATTCGGGACCAACGGCGAAATTAGAAGTTTGCGGGATTTTGGAAGAAGACTTGACAGATCTTCAAAAGTATATAGACTATTTATTGAACCTAAAATAATAATGAACGAAGAAACATTTATAGCTAAAAATCATTGCTTGAAAGACTTTCCCGAAAAGGATAAAACCCTATTCGGGAAAGTAAGGAGTTATATATTTGAAAAATATGGCTTTTGGGATGCTTGGGATTTGTTTCCCTATAGCTGGAGAATGACGTATTACGATAAGATTAAACCAATCTTCAAACCACAAAACCAAAGGATTAGAAAAGCAATTCCTCGTACTTGGGTTGATGTTACAGAAATGGTAGTGACTGTTAATTTTGAATTTATTAAAGCATTCTACGAAGAAGAATTTAAAGCAGACATAGTTGATTGGGAAGCAACAGAAAAGCATAGTGAATTTGCAAAATGGTTGGAAGGAGCTTATGAATATGTAACTAAAATTAGACCTCAACTGGAAATTGATCTACAACATGCATATCCTCCACACAGAAGTTTTGATGAAATGTTTGAACCTAAAACAGACGAAAACGGAAGAAAATTATTTCAAATGGTAGATGACGGTATTCCTTATGAAGTAAAATATAAGGATGTCAATAGAATCGAAGAAGAGATCGAAAAACGAGATACAGAAGTTTTAACCGAACTTATTAAACGCAGATATTATTTTTGGACATGAAAGAACCAACCCAATGGAGCGAAGAAGATTCCGCAACAGATCATACTAATGTTTCCGTTATTTTATCTGATAAGATTAAAAACTTAGAAAGTAAAAATAAAACTTTAAAAGATAAAAATGCTGACCTAATAAGCAGGATTTCCAAGCTTAGAAGCCAGCTTAGAAGCCAGCTTAGAAGCCAGCTTAGAAGCCAGCTTAGAAGCAAGCTTAAAAAGTTTAGAGCTACCATAATTAGTAGAATCAAAGACTTTCTAAAACTTAATGAAGACTAAATATAAATTCGTAGAAACAAGTGGGTGTACCTCATTTAATTTTACTGCTAATGATAAATCATTTTCTGAACTCACTAAAGAGGAACTAGATGAGATATTGAATTACCTTCTTTTAAAAATTAAAGAAAGCGTTAGCGAACAAGGGATACTTTTGGAAAACGTTGTCAGCTTATTCCAGTATGACGATTACGAGCACGACGATCATATTTGCGAGCAATGCGGAGATAGCGTATCAACTACAACTTGGAATATATGAAAAACAAAAATAAAAAAATAGATTGCGAAAAAGTATCAATCGAGTTTGACGAAAGACATCTACCAACCCTCACGACGGCATTGGAAGTTTATAGTCGTCTTCGTTCTGGGCAAATTAAATTTGCAATGGACACGGCATTTTGGGACAAAGAATTCACTTATAATGATGGTGAAGTTATAGAAAGTATTGTAAGAACTCTCGTCTTCCGTAAAGATGATGAAATAACAAACAATAGAAATTCATATTATGGCGTTGGTTGCCTCCATATGAAGGATGGTACAGTCGCATGGGAGATTAAGAAAGCGATAGAACAATATCTACACTATCAAAGAAATGGCGGGATGAGACGTATATGTGATGTCTCTGGTGATGGTCCTTTGGAAATTTCAGGAATATCTGCACCGAAAGTTCTCGACCCTATTCATGGATACTGGAAGCCACAGAAAGAATTTAGAATCCCTCAAGGTAAGCAAGAATCTATGAAGAAGGCAATGGAAAATAAAGATTACGAAAAGGCATGGAATATAGTACATTCTTCTTTTAAAAAGAAACCTTTGCCTACAGGAAACAAAACTAGAATAGAAGAAGTTTCTGGAACATACTATGTAATTGTAGAAGAACCATATCAACCTAATGATCAATAAAATTAAAATTACAAATTTAGCCGACGCAGAAAGCTACAGCTTTAATAAAAATAATAAAGATTATAATGTATGGGTATCGACCGTCGGTCAGGAAGATAGAAAACAGACAAACAGAATGCGCAAAAACTTTGACGAAAAGGGCGTAAAATACTTTCATCAGTTTTTTGCAGATTGGTCAGACGAAGATGGGATTCAATGGGTGCATTTAGAAGCAGAAGCCCCACAAAAGAGACATATTCAAAATATTATTACATTTCTAAAACCGTTCGCAGAAGATGATAATCCTCATAATCTTGGAATAAATTGTTTTGCCGGCATTTCTAGATCTACCGCAATTGGAATCATTGCTCTCGTCATGGCTAATAGAACAACAGAAGAAGCTCTTGCGGAGGTATTAATAGCAAGAACTGTAGCCTGGCCAAATCTTAGAATACTTAAGATTGCATCAGAAATTTTAAGTATTGACATCCATACCCACGTTAAAAAATGGAAAGATCAGCTTTATAATTCAGAAGAAATTTTTATTCCTACGGATAGGCAACAATGAGTAGTACTATAGAACAAATTACTAAGTTGACAGATGAATGGTATCGCTTGATAGGTAAAGATCATCATAAAGATCGAGACTGCCATTGGTATATTGAAACTAAATGGAGCTATGGATTAGCACCGAAATATATTGTTTGTCATTATGGATATATTATAGATACAATTGAAGAAGAATGTAACTCTTATGAGTTGGCTCTAATAAAACTAAAAGACATCTTGACAGAAGAGATAAAACAATATAGATTTTACCAAATCGATGACGACTAAAAAACTAAATGGCGATAAACCAATTTTATTTCTAGGAGACAATCATGGCTCATGGAATGTGCTCTTTGATATTATCAATTCAAAGAATATAGCAGACTGCTATATTATTTCTGTAGGAGATTTAGGCATTGGCTTCAAATATAAAAAAGAATATGAATATTCTCAATCAGAGAAACTTAGTGACTTTTTTAAAGAAAAAAACATAAATTTTTTTGGTATTCGTGGAAATCATGATAATCCCGTCTTTTTCAAAGGAAAAGACAGAATATGTTTAGAAAATTTTGAATTAATCGCAGATTACTCGGTTTTTGAATACAAATCTAAGCTTATTCAATTTATTGGTGGCGCAATTTCTATTGATAGAAGCGGAAGAAAGCAAGGCGTTTCTTACTGGGAAAACGAATGTGTTTTCTTTAATAAAGAAGCGTGTCAAAAAGTTGATATACTTGTAACTCATACTGCTCCATCCTGGTGCTTCCCACAGCAATTCAACGAAATGGTTTATGGATGGGCTAGAGAGGACGCGTATTTGTTAGAAGATCTTACAGATGAACGACATGTGATGGATGCAATATTTAAAACATGCAATCCAAAACAGCATTTTTATGGGCACTTCCATTCAAGTTGGGTAGAAAAAATAAACGGATGTACGTCCAGACTTCTTGCTATAAACGAAATCTACGAATTAATATAACTTTATGGAAAAACTTCCTATTTTTTTACATATTCCAAAAAATGCAGGAACTTATGTTTTTTCTGTTACGGAAAATATATTTCGTTTTTACTGTATTGAAAAAGGCTTAAACAAAAAAACGTATTGGAATTTAAGTTTACGTAAGTTTTGCGTATTAGATAGTAATCAAAACCAATATGCTACGCTGTTTGTTTATGATCCTGATAGCAATAGAAATATTAATAATAAAATAAAATCCCATAGTCAAAGCCCTTATCTTGATATTATTCATATTGACGATTTAGATATTGTTCTAGAAGATTTTCAAAGCAAAAAATTTTACTTGTTCGCCATTATTATCGAGCCGCTTGGGGCAAAAATAATAAAAGATTCCTTTTTTCAAAACATTTGCAAAAAGGCAAATAGAATCCCCTTATATTATACTATATTTAGAAAGCCCTACGAAAGGGCTTTATCATTATTTTCTTATATTAAAAGTGAAAAATCTATACATGAGTCCACGCACGACAGTATACAAGCTGATACATTTGAAGAATATTTAAGATCTAATCAACTGGAAGAAAGTTGGACAACTAGAACTTTAGCTTGCGTAAGGGACGAGGTTTTAATATCAGAAGAAGACTTTAAAACAGCTTGCAATATTTTAGAAAATTTTAAAATAGCGGACATTACAAAAACTGATGATTTAATAGACGAAGTATTTATGGAATGTTATGGTGTTACGAAAGACATAATTAAAAACACCACAACTATTAATAAAAACTCTACGCAAAAGGTTATCTGTCAGTCATTTGATAATTTAAATGATGAACTGAAACAATTCTTTTTAGAAAGAACAAAATTTGATAATCGGTTGTACGAATTTTTCATTAAATAAATTGAAAAAGTAATATGAAAGCCGTTTTTTTTTCAGATAAAAAGTGTTTTAATTTTCTTCAAAATAAGTTTTGCGGATTAGATTGTTATTTGATAACTCCGAAAGCCGACGTAAAATGGAATAAAAATAATTTATTTTATCGTTCTCTAATTATAGATAAAGAAGGTAATGTTTTATCTTCCGGCTTCCCAAAGTTTTTTAACTATGGCGAAAAAACGGAATGCTATCCAAATCCAGATGATTACAAGGACTGGAAACTAGAAAACAAGATAGACGGCTCTCTTCTTATAGCAGACTATGTCAATAATCAGTTCTCAATGAGAACAAGAGGTACAGTTTCTTATACTTTTCAAGAAAATTCTAAAGATTTCGAATTACTGCCAGAAAAATACCCAAAAATAGTCGAGTTCTTAAAAGAAAACTCGCATCTTAGTCTTTTATTTGAAATCACAACTCCAAACAATGTTATTGTTGTTAGACCCCAACAAATAGAGTTTCATTTGATTGGAGCAATAAATAAAAACGGTATGGTTGTTGTTTCCCCAAAAGACTTAACAGATATATGGAGAAAGATTGGTCCGATGCCAACTCCACAATCATATAACTTTCTAGATACTAAAAATCTTTCTAAAATAGCAGAGACTATTAAAAACTGGAAGGGCAAAGAAGGAATTGTTATATCCTATAATAATGGACAGAATAGGATTAAATTAAAGTCAGACTGGTATTTGTTTTGTCATAGAGTCAAGTCGCAATTAAGCTCACAAAATAATTTAATTGAATACTTTGTTGATTCCGAAATGCCTAATTTCGAAGATTTCTATAAAAAAATCGAAACAGAATTTGATTTTGAAATAGCTTTACAATTAAAAGACGAAATAGAAAAAATTTGCAATTCCGGCGAAAAAGCAAAAAAATATATAGATAACATTCTTGAAATGGTTCATGATATTAGAAAATCAGAATCTAGAAAAGAACAAGCTAAAATGATAAAAACACAATACAAAGAATATTCCGCTTATGCTTTTTCTATACTTGATAATAAGCCCATATCTAAAACTCAATGGATAAAAATAATTAATAATCTATTATGAAAAAAATAATCAAGCCAGCTGAAAGAGAAGAAGCTGTTTATTACTCTGACTTTTCTGGAAAAAACTTGGGCAAGTTTGCGGTTCCTGTAGAATTAAAAATTTCTTGTGGATATGAGTCCAAATACGACGGAATGGATATAACTTTTCATTTACATGACGAAGACTTAGAAAAGATAATTACTTACCTTAAAAGTAATATTTCCAAAGACTTCAAAAAGTCAATAACGAAAAAAATTGACAAATACGATAACGATTATGAATCTAGCATGCAAATGAGAGACTGGGATGCGTGCGATAATGCTTTAAATAATTTATGTTTTCTTAGAAACTTAGTCGATATTGACAAAGATATTAAATAAAAATGAAAGTAAAAGAATTAATTAAGCTTTTAGAAGCAGAAAATCAGGAAAAAATGGTAATAGTAGACGGGTATGAAGGAGGATTTAATGAGCTTAAATCCATCCAGCGTATTTGTATAAATCTTAATCCAGATAAGGAAAAAGACCCAGAAACATTATGGTATTATGGTGATTATGAAGAATGTATTCCAGATCCAAATTTTCCAGATGATTTTGCGATATATTTTCCTAGAAACTGCAAGTTCAAATGAAAGTTAAAATAATAGGATGTGGACTTTCCGGAATAACTGCGGCAATACTTTTGAAGGAAAAGGGATATGATGTTGAAATATTTGAATCAAGAAACCATATAGGTGGGAATTGTTTTGATAGCAATCTGGCTGGAACATTAGTTCACAATTATGGCCCTCACATATTTCATACAGACGACGAGGAAGTTTTTTCTTTTTTAAGTAGATATACCGAATGGTTTGATTTTAAATACCAACCAATTGGAGATACAAAAATCGGAAAAATATCACTTCCATACAGCAAAAAAACAATAAAAGAAATTGGTAGAGAATTATCCCAAGAAGAAATTATAGATATAATTTTCAAGGATTATTCCGAAAAACAATGGGGTGTTAATTTTGATCAAATACCCAAATCAATAATAAACAGAATACCAAAAACAAAAGACGACGAAGATCCAACTTGGTATAGAAATGAAAAATATCAATGTATTCCAAAGCATGGTTATACAAAAATGATGGAAAATATGCTAGAGGGTATCAAAGTTAATACCTCATGCTCAAAAGATGAGTGGAAAAAAATAAATGCAGATCTTATAGTTTATACAGGAAAAATAGACGAATATTTTAATTTTTGTTTTGGAAAACTTCCATATAGATCTTTAGATTTTACATTTAAAACTAGCAATGAAAAGCTACCAGCAGTCGCAATAAATCAAAATACAAAGAATACAAAATCAACAAGAATTTATGACCATAGCTATTTTAATTATGACCATAAAGGAAAAACCATTATAACAGAAGAATTTCCTAAAGAATGCAATGATGAAGATATACCATTCTATCCAATACCTTTTGGGGAAGGTATAGATATTTATAACAAATACAAAGAATTGGCAGACAAAGAAGAAAATGTTATCTTCCTCGGAAGATTAGCCATGTACAAATATTTAGATATGTGGATGGCTATCAGACACGTAATGAATAAAATTAATAAAATATAAATGTATTTTAATTTCTCAATCCGAAACTTATGGCAAAAAAAATCTAAGCTTAAAAGCTATTTTTTATTTCATAAAAGTTTATCTAAATATAAACATATTGAAATAGAATTCGTTAGTGATACTTGGAATTTTCTTAGTATAGAGTTTAAAATAGGATATAAAGAAGACCACGCGGGAATTAGATTCTCTTTCAGCTTACTAGGCAAAGAAATTTATTTTCAATTTTATGACGTGCGCCATTGGGATTACGCTAAAAACAGGTGGCAAGAAAACTATTGACTTTTTAATAAAAAAAAAATACATTAAAAAAATGACAAGCGAACTCGAACAAAAACTTGTAAAAAAGTACCCAAAAATCCTTAGAGACTACAAAGGGGATATGATGCAGACTTGCATGGCGTGGGGAATGGAACACGACGATGGTTGGTATAAACTTCTCGATAAATGTATGGAGAAACTTCAATATTTTTGCGATCTATGTTCAAAAAATGGAGAAGAAGTGCAGGTTGTAGCAAATCAGATTAAAGAAAAGTATGGCACTCTTTCATTCTATACAAGCACATACGGTGCAAATAATATTGAAAGGGATATTATAGATGATATTATTTCAGAAGCAGAGAGAAAGTCTGCATATACTTGCGAAGTAACTGGCGAGCACGGAGAAGCTTGTAAACGAGGCGGCTGGTATAGAACTCTATCTTATGAACAAGCTAGAAAAGATGGTTATGTAGCTTGCAATGAATCGACAGAAGCTTATTGGAAAGAAAAAGACGCAAAGGGATCTAGCATTTAAATAAAATGAATCAAGAACTTGAGGAATTAGAGCAGCTTAAAAAATTAGAAGAATACGCTTTTTATGAAAGCGGTCTTTCTGCCGATGGCTGTTTAGAAAAGTTAGATTCCTACGCTAGGGAAGCTATTAAAAAATATGGAAGAATTCTCTTGGAAAGCAAAAATAAATAAATTATATAACTTTATCATAAATTACGATAATAAAGCCATACTATTTTTAATTTTAATTGCTATCTTTACTGCGATTCATGGAGCATATAAAAAAGCTGCCTTAGTTAGTAAAGAATATAAAAATTATATAGAAAATAAAAATGACTAATTCACAAAATACAGATAGGGTAATTATTATTGGATTTATTGCGATTATTATTGTTATTTTTGCATCCATGACTATTGCCGAGTATCTATCCTATTTGTCCACGAAGCGCAAATTTGATTTAATTCAGCCTTCTATAGAAAAAGATTTATCTGCCGAATACATACAAGGATTTTTAAATTCAAAAAAATAAAATATACAATATGTCAAATAAACCACATCCAGAAGACCAAATTCATAAGGCAAAAACTTTTATTAACGAGCTTGAAAAAGTTCAAGAAGAGTATTTTACTAGGCTTGTTGAAAATCTAGACCTATCAAAAGAGGGAGAGGATTGGTTATTTGACTATATTCATAACTCTAGCGAAAATGAATTTGATGATTTTCAGCATTATTTAAATGGTTTTAATAAAAAATACGAAGATATGATAAAAAAAGATGAAATGTATATTGATACAGCAGAAACATTTTTATCAACTGATTTTGGAGAATTTAGTCCAATACTTCACATGAGTTCCTATGAGCCCGATTTAGAAACGCCTCTTTCAACGCCCTTTAATGAAAAGGAGCCTATTTCTCTAGGAATTCAAGAATCAAAATTTAACAATTTGTAATTTTCATCTAAACTATTTTATTTTTATATTTCACTATATTTTCTTTTATATTATATAGATTAATATGGATAAGATGCCGAAATTAACAATTTTAACAGCTCTATTAGAATTTAATGAAGATGTAGTAAAAACCCTTAATTGCCTAAAAGGTTCTTTATCTTCTAATAGATTAAAATGGATTATAAAGTCTTCGAAACCAGCTAGCGAAGAACAATTGGCGACTTTTAAAGGATTTGAAAATAGTATCCTCTTTATCGCTGAAAAAGATAACTCGCTTTATGAAGGCTTAAATAGAGGTTTAGAATTTATACAGACTGACTTTTTCCTAGTTTTAGGAGCTGGTGACGTACTTCTTAGCGGTGCTGTCAATTTTATAAATGAAAAATTATTAAACAATCCAGATACAGATGGACTAATGTTTCCGGTAGATTATGAGGATTATATTTTTCCAGTAATGCTCGATGGTATTCATTATAGAATGCCTTGCAGTCATCAAGGGATGATACTTAAAACTAAAAATGTACTTTCTTTAGGAGGTTTTAATAATAAAAAATATAAGTATGTGGCAGATTATGATTTGATATGTAGATACTACCTAAAACATCCTAATATTCTTACATTTAGTCATTTAATAGGCAGTAATAAACCTGGCGGATTATCAGATAAAAATAAATTCGAGGCAGGTCTCGAAATTTATTTAACAGCTCATAACTACTGGAAGGATAAGTATAAAGAATTCGAATTAAACAAGGTAACTTTGCAAAATTTAGCATTTGTTGATAATTTCTTAAAAAGAAAAAAAGAAAAAAAAGAAAAAGGAGAAGATATGCAAACATCATCAGAAATTAGACAAGAAATATTTTCTTATCTATTAAATATTGAAAACGAGAGAAAAGCACAAGAGCAAAAAAAAGATAAACAAATATCTTCAAGTATATCCGAGATATTGAAAGTACTAGAAATAGCCAATAAAGAATTTGAGGATTTAAAATTGGAAATAGCTTCTCTAAAAAAGACTCTAAATGATAATCTAAAAAAAAAGTAAATAAAGAAAATCAAGTTGTGCCCCTAGAAGAAAAGAAACATATAGAAAATATTTTATCAAGCAGTGATAAACTTAAAGCAGTTTTTGGCTTTAATGAAAAAACTCTTGACGAAACGCAAAAAAAAGACGAATCTTCTTCAAATGAAAACTAAAAATACAAACCAACAGATGAAAGTTAAAAACCTAGCAGGTACTGAAAACAATAAGAATTCTCGCTCGTCTTGCTGCAAGCAATCAGCTATTCCGTTCTATATTACAATTATTTCAATTACGGCTATCTTTGCGCTTCTAACGATTTTTCTTTTAGAAAAAAATGAAACGCTCAAATGCGTTAAGAACGGTTTGGTTCAAAAATTTGATAGCGGTAAAGTTATTTGGACAAAGCCTTGATGAAAAAAATAAAAAACGCCGGAGAAAGCTTCAAGCCTCCAGAAGAAATTATAAATGCCGTAAAGCTTATTGAAAATTGGGTAAAGAAGCAAACAGACAGAGACGATTGGGTTATCGGAGAAATAGCCTGTCGTAAAGGTTTTGAAAGACTACTTAAGGATATAAAAAATGTCAGAAAAGAAAGACTCGATTTTTAAACCAAAAAGCGATGCTGGCAAAGGAGATAAGCCTAGAAATATCAGCAGACAATACTGGAATAATTATGACCAAATAGATTGGTCTAAAAAACAAAACGCTAATAAGCAAAATGGAAATAGAACAAAAAATTAAGACAGTATCTATATCTTTACTAATAATCGCTATTTACTTAATCATTGGATATTTTTTTATTTAATTTTTCTTAAATAGATGTATAATAATTTGACTTCTAGTGCCCTAAAGGGATTAGAAAATTAAACATAACTTGCTTAAAAAGGAGAATATAAATATGACAACAACATTAGTACCTGGACATTATTCGTCCACAGAAAGGGTTCTTAGCCGATTACCCGATCTGTTTAATGATAATTGGCTAACAAATGCAATTGATAGCTGGGATAAGGCTTTGGATGTTCCAAATGCAGTTTATCCATACAATATCAAACTTGTTAAAAGCAACGAAGGAGAAGGAAACCAATACGAAATCGAGGTTGCTTTAGCTGGAGTTGGCAAAAACAACATTGATATTAAAGTAAAAGACTCGCTTCTTAATATAGAGATCAAGCATGTCGCATCCGACAACGAAGAAAACTCTTACTTGAGAAAAGGAATCAGCAAGAGAAAAGGAAAGCTTTCCTTCTCACTTGGCGAAAAAGTGCAAAAAAAGAAAATCTCATCATCTTATATCGATGGATTATTGAAGGTAGTTGTGCCACTGGCTCAACCAGAAACCCTCGACATCGACGTTAAGGTAATGTAATAAAAAAATAAATAAATTAAATTAATCTGCTAAAAGGCACTAGAAGTCAAACCTTTTTAAAATGAAAAAAATTATTGAACCAACTGGCGATGTTTGTATCAAATTCACTGAAGAAGAATTGTCAAAGCTAGGGTTAAAACAGGGAGACAAGCTTTCTTGGGAAGAAGCAAAAGATGGACTTATTCTTAAAAAATACGAAAAAATAGACATTAATATTAGCGAATGGAGCAGAGAAGTTCTCGAAATGCTAATCTCTGAATCGGTAGAGCAAGACATTTCCGTAAACGATGTAATCTGTAGGATTCTTGAAGAACAATTTGCCAAAGAAGATAGTGAATAAAACATCATTTACGCCTATTTTTGAAGTCGGGCTTGCTAATGAAGATATGCCGGCTTGTAGGCAGATTAATACAGCGCAAATAGATCCCGCTATCCTAGCGGGAATGTGTATTTCAATTCTTGAATCTGTTATTTCAAAACTTCCAGATGAAAGCCAGATAGAATTCGAAGAAGAAACCGCGAAGCTTTTCAACTACATGATTGATGCAAGACATGAATATGTTTCTACCGTAAAGTTTCAGCCGCATGAATAGCTTTATTGGATCACTTCCAAAGCACCAATATGTATGGGTAGATAGTAAATTTACCCACAATAAGCCCGCAGGGTTTATTCCTGCCGTTTGGTTTGGCTTAACTAGTTTCCCTGGAAGAGCTTGGGGCTTTAATGTAATGTTTGAAAACGGGGCAGTTTATAGAAACGTTCCTGCTCATGCTATAGGGTTTTCAGAAAATCCAGAGAAAGATTGGGATATAAAATGCTCACAATTATGGGATTGCTATGGCTATAACTGGTCGGCGACTGAGTATACCTATTTGAGAGGTTTAAAATGCCTGTGCCGAATGAATGATATTCACTTGTATGGTCAGTATCTTTTTACTGTAGCTCCAATAGAAGATGGTTTCTCAAATGAGCCAAGTCAGTCTAAAGAATTTAAATTTATTAAATTAGATAACGGAAGAATAACTATTCAACCTACGAATAAAGTTCTTTTTATAGATAAAAGTTTTACAGAAGAAGAAGTTTTTCATGAATTAAAACTGCAGACAGAAGTTTACTCATGCGAAGAGTAAAAAAAAGATTGACCCCAGCTTAAAAAAAATCCATATTAAAACTATGGAACCATACCATTTCTATATCGGATTAGGTGTCTGGATCGTTTTTCATCTATTATGAAAAAAACAGAAGAATTCGAACAGCTCTCCTACGAAGACTCAAGAGAGATAGCCATTGATATAATCAAGTATCATGGAATTTTTTATAAATTTTGGGATTTAGTTCGCCCTTCTTATACAAATTCAAAAAAATACCCAACAGCTTGCGTAGTCTTTAATAAGGATAACGACTGCGTTGATTTCATTATTAATAAAAAATTTTGGGCAAAGCTTTCTCAAGATCAAAAAAATTTCATAATTTGTCATGAATGCTTGCACGTTCTTTTAGAACACGGAAAAAGAGCATCTTCTTCTACGGCAAAGCTTAATCCGGAAATGGTAAACGCCTGCCTTGATATTCCAATTAATGAAATGCTTGTTAGGTTCTTTGATTTTAATAGGAAAAAAATAGATCCAAAAAATAAATACTGCTGGACAAATACTGTTTTTCCTAAAGAAAAACTTCCAGAAGATCAAAGCTATGAATTTTATTTTAATAAATTCAAAGAAGACGCAGATATTTCTCAGATTTCCATATCTGGAATGGGGAGTGGAGAAGGAGAAGATGGACAACTTGAAACTAATAATCATGACAATTTAGATTCATTTAATGATCAAAATGCAGAATCAAAAATAGAAGAACTTATCAATTCTCTTTCTGACGAAGAAAAAGAAAGTTTAAAAGATATTGCCGAAAGAATGCAAAGAAGCTCTCAAAAAAACGATGATAAGAATCAATCTAAAATTGCTGGAAACGTGTCAGGCTCCTTGATTAAAGTAATTGGTAAAATCAAACCAAAAAAGAAAAAGAAATGGGAAACAATAATTAAAAAATGGAGTCAAAAATTCTCCAAAGCAGAAAAAGAAGACTTGCATTGGCTTGTAAAGGCTCGCCGTCATTCATTGATTAATACAAATTTCTTTATAGCCTCTGATACAGAGCAGGAAATTAAAAAAAATAATAACGAAAAAATAGACGTTTGGATGTTTTTAGATACATCCGGCAGCTGTCAAAATCTTGCTCCTAGATTCTGGAAAGCCGCAAGATCTTTACCACAAGACAAATTCAATGTATTTTATCATTGTTTTGATACTCAGGTTTTTAAACTTAATCAAAAAGATATAGAAACAGGTCAGCTTTATGGTTTTGGTGGAACATCTTTTATTGCTTTGGAAAGCTTTATTCAAAAAACAATTAAAAAAGAAGGAAAGAAATACTCAAACATTGGAGCGGTATTTGTTATTACTGATGGAGCAGGGGATTATATCAAGCCTGAAAATCCTAAAAAATGGTATTGGTTTTTGTCTGAAAGCTATACTCATTGTATTCCTAAAAATTCTCACACTTTTCTATTAAAAGATTTCGAATAAAAAATATTGATTTTTTTTCAAAAAGTTTTTATTATACCGTTATGTCAAAACAAACCTTCGACTACCAAAAGTTAAAATCTAAATTAAAATTCTATCTCAAAATTGATCAAAATGTCCTTCTAGAAGGTAGAGCTGGAACCGGTAAAACTACCATAATCTCTGAAGTATTTAATGAAGAATTCGGAGAAGGAAACTGGCTTTATCTTTCTGGATCTACACTTGATCCCTTTGTAGACTTTGTTGGCGTTCCAAAAGAATCTTCTGATAAAGATGGAAACGCATATCTTGACTTTGTGCTTCCAAAGCATTTTGTTCTTAAAAAAATAAAAGCAATTTTTATTGACGAATACAATCGCGCTCATAAAAAAGTCCGCAACGGTTGTATGGAACTAATACAGTTTAAAAGTATCAATGGTAAAAAATTTCCTAACCTTAAAGCTGTTTGGGTAGGCATCAATCCATTCACCGATGATGAACTTGATCAGTCATATGATGTAGAACAACTAGATCCTGCTCAAATTGACAGATTTCAAGTCCAAATTAAATTACCTTATCAAGCTAACCAACAATATTTCGTTGATAAATTTGGCACTGATATTGCAAGAGCAGCTATTGAATGGTGGGATAATCTTCCAAAGCAAACTCAATTACAAGTTTCTCCAAGAAGACTTGATTATGCGCTTGAAATACATAAAGCCGGCGGCGACTTATTTGATGTTTTGCCTCTTGAGTCTAATCCTTCAAAGCTAATTACTTCAATTACTATTGGAAGCATTGAAGATAAGCTTGCGGAAGTATTCGCAAAAAACGACTACAAAGGTGCTAAAGATCTTTTGAATGCAGAAAACTCTTATCAAAGCGCAATTCCCTTTTTTACAAAAAATAAAGATTATCGAAAATTTTTCTTGCCTATGCTTAGTCAGGAAAGAATAATTTCTCTTTTCTTTAAAAACCAAGAAGTTCAGCAATTTGTAATTAAAAATCCTCTTTACTTTAAACAAGCTTTAGTAGAAATAAAAGATGCAGATTCTTGTGAAAACTATATAAAATCAAATATAATCAAATCATTAAAAAATATAGAAAATCTAGAATTGACAAATAATTAAATATTCGTTATTTTTATTTTATACAGGTTAATGACTAAAAAAGAAAAAATCCTTATCGGTATCTTGCAGGAAGCAAGTGAGCAAATGAAGTTAAAAGATCCAAAAGATCTAGTTAAATTTATACATACAATTAATACTGACTTCGATTCAATGTCTCCCTTTTCGTGGTCCGAACATCATGGCGGAAAGCGAACTAAAAATAAAATAAAAAATCTTCTTGAAAAATAAAAATAAACATGGCAACAAAAACAAAAAAAACAAATAAAGCAGCGGCTAAAAAACCAAACTGCATCGCTTCAGAAATCAACGAAGACGGATCAATTTCTCTTCCTTGTTCTGGAAAAAGCCTAGAGCAAACATTGAAATCTTGTGGAGTAGATGAATCAAAGTGGCTTGTTGACCATTATACAATCGAAGAGAATACTAGAGGATATAATTTTAAAGTTTATCTTAAAAGGAAAGATTATTTGGGACAATCTCTTCAAGAGCTTAAAAAAGAGCTTTCCGAATATTGTACTGCTAAAAATACTTTCGCATTAAAACATAAAATAAAACAATCTGGATTACTTTTAGAATTCGCGCCATTTGATTTGCATTGGGGAAAATTAGCTTGGGCGGAAGAGACTGGTCAAGATTACGATATGAAAGAAGCTATGTCAGCTTTGAATAAGTCAATTGATTATACGTTACAGACGGCTTCAAAGTTCGATATTAGCAAAATTGTATTTCCATTCGGTAATGATTTTTTTCAAATTGATAACGAACAAAATACGACTACTGCCGGAACTAGGCAGGACACTGATTCAAGATTCAAAAAAATTCTAAGGGAAGGTAGAAAGCTTATTATTAATACTATCGACAAGTTAAAAACAGTTGCTCCCGTTGATGTAATTATTGTAAGCGGTAATCACGGAGGACTTTCTGAATTTATGCTTGGAGATTTGCTTGAGGTTAAGTATGAAAATGATAAATTTGTTAACGTAGATAATTCTCCTACGTCTAGAAAGTATTATACTTTTGGTAAAAATCTAATTGGTTACACTCATGGAGATCAGGAAAAAGTAACTGATCTTGTTGGTATAATGGCTACGGAAAAGCCAAAAGAATGGGGCGATTCGACCCATAGACTTTGGCACCTTGGTCACATGCATATGATGCAATCAAGAGAGTTTCAAGGAGTTAAAGTAGAATGGCTTCCCTCTTTGAGTGCAAGCGATGCTTGGCATAGCAAGAGGGGGTACATTAATAATACCAGAGGGGTAGTTTCTTCCTTATTTGATAAGGAAATGGGTCTTGTAAATAGAATTTATTTTAATCTTTAATGAATTTACTTAATTGGGAAGAGTACGCATTAGCTTTGGCTAAAGTAGCCTCCTTAAAATCTAAGGATCCTTATGTTAAAGTTGGATGTACTTTGCTTAGGCATGATAATACCATTGCTTCGCTTGGGTTTAATGGATTTCCAGCCGGAATGGAAGAGGATTGGTCGAATAGAGAAGAAAGAAGAAAATTTGTTAACCACGCAGAAGCAAACGCTTTAAGATTTGTCAAGCCTGGCGAATGTTATTTGGCCGCAGTAACCTTACTTCCCTGCAACGATTGCTTAAAATCTTTGGCTTCATATGGAATAAAAAAGATTGTTTATTCTAAAATCTATGATAGAGATCCATCCTCGATTGATATTGCTGGAAAGTTTGGAGTCGAGTTACAGGAAATTGATATTTATAATTTGATACCAAAATACACTTTCTGATTTAATCTTTATTAGTTTTTTATATAATACTAAATGCTAAGAGGATTAATATTCATGAATCCGCTGGTTATTGATAAAATCAGCAAAAAGTTTTATTACTATAAAGATAGCGGCTTTTTATATACGAAACAATTACTAAAAAGCTTTCCAAAAGATTATAGGTTTACTTGGGTAGTTCCAGATCAAGTTTTTAAAAAAAATGAACAAGATTGGTTTTTAGATGCTCATCCGAATATTGATTTCATTTACTATCCCTATCCTACTAGCATTCACAGAAATAGATACGATTTCTATGGCAGATCTATTCTGGATGCTTTACCTTACAGTACTGATATTGACTTTATCATTAACAATCAGCCAGAAGTGGCAGGATCGTTAAGAACCCTTTTTGACACAGCCAAAAGAGAAAGACCAATCATATTTAATTTTTTTCACTGGATAGATTGCGCAGAATCTAGAATCTTCGGGGAAGACCTTGGAGGCTATTTTTATAGAGAAGTAGAAGGCTTTATTGATGCAGATTATTCATGTTTTCATAACGACTATGCTTTTTCTTTATTTAAAAATGAATTTAAAAGCAGATTTGGAGTTAGCGGCTCAGACATATCTGAAATAGTAGACGAAAAAGTTTTGCATTTTAGACCAGCGGCTACGCTTTTTGGTAAAGAAGAAATAGATCTTTCTAAATTCGCTGATAAGAAAATAATTCTTTTTAACCATAGATTAAACCAAACGACTCAATGGAAAGAAGTAATAAAAATACTTTCAGAGATTTATAAAGATAGACAAGATTTTGTTTTATGGATTACTGATGCTGCTAATAAGGAAAGCTCAAGACTCGTTAAGGAATATCCATTTGTTCATATAGAGCAATTAGAATACAAAAACTATGGATTTTTAATCGAAAAAAGCCATTTTTCTATTTGTAATCATAAAGGCTACTCTACTTGGAATATGGCTGCTCTAGATTCTATTTATAATGGGAGCTTCACTCTAATTCCAAAAAGAGAGGTTTATCTTAATATGTTTGAAAAATACAGTGAATCAGATTCATTTTTTCATGAAAATTCTAAAGAATTAAAAAACAAAATAATTGATCTTTTAGGGAAAGATAAAATCAAAACAGATAAAATTATTAATTCAGAATCATTAAAAGAGCTATTTGTGCCTAACGATTCAATTTTTGACATAAAACTTAAAGAAGCAATAAATTCCAGAATACCCAAAACCCTTGCCAAATACGATAAAGCATTAAGTCTTATTAAAAGTTCTGGTAAAATCAGTAAAAAAGATTTAATAAATTCATTGTGGAGCTTTCATTGTAATAGTAATTTTCAAAAAATGAGGTGGAAACTCTTGTTCGAAGATGGAGTTTTAGATGAAATCAAATCAAAAGAAACTATTTATAAAAATGAATAAAAAAGAAGAAAATGTAGATCTTTCTGATTTTAATTGCAGATTAAATTTTGCATTTTGCCCTTCCCAGCCTGTTGTTGCTTCTAGCAGCGAAACTCAAAATGAACAGGTTAAAGGTTTAATTCTTGAATTTCCCAATCAAGATAAAAATGACTTGTTGTCTGTTCTTAGATATTTTTATATATGCTATAGTCTAAGAGTGGATGATATTCAATTTAAAAATCAAGATTATTTTTATTTTCAAGCTTTCTCTAAAATTGCTGGAAATCTTAAATCAGAAGACCCCTTTTATGGTTTTTTTGATAGAGACAAAATACCTTACATGATTCAAGAGATTAATGAAATGTTTAACCCAAAAAATCATGATAAGGTAATTCTTGATTCTTTCGCGGAAGATGTTTTTTCAACGGCTAATTATATAATTTCCGAATTACAAAAATGGACGGACTTAAAACTGATTGATTTTAATAAGTCTTATTTTTTAGATACTGAAGTTTTAATTTCTTTAGTAAAAATCATAGAAAGCGAAAAAAAAATTTTAGCTTCACAAAAAAACAAAAAAAGAGTAAAAAAAATAAAACCCAATAAAAATGACAATGAAAAATCCAAAACCAAGACAAGAACTAAAAGAAGAACCTCTGGTTGAGGTTATTCCGTATTCTCGCATAAAAGAGAAAGATATTCTTATCTTAAGATGCAAAAAAGGAGAAGAAAAACAAGGAATACTAAATATGAGAGAAGAACTTAAAGCTATTATTCAACAAAAAGATTTAAGAATTTTGGCGGTCAATAAAGATGTAAATTTTTCTCAATTGTCAGTTATGGTTGAAGCAACTAAAGAATACAAAGAAAAAGAGGAAACTGTAAATGACGGCGTATAAAAAATACCTTTATTCAATACTTATCTTTGTAGCTTCGTTAGGCTACGGGCAAACAGATGTTCTGGAATATCGGAATATAAACGAAAACGTTGCTGACGTAACTGACTGGCAGGATAGCGAGTATACCATTCAGTTTGCTATGATAACAGTAGAGGGTGGAACTATTCCAAGATGGTCAGCCCAAGCTGTTGAAAAAAATATCTCTGAGCTTAAAAAGGATCCAGTATTAGAATATTGGTATTCGTATGCTAAAAGTGAGAGTAAAAAAATTATAAACGAAACCTCAAAATCTATATTTCAGGGCGAGAAAGTAAAATCTTTTATGATTTCGAATATTGAAACAACTTGGGGTGAATGGAAAGAGGTTATAAATTGGGCAAGAAATAATGGATATACAAATATAGATGATACTGGCTTTGGAAGCGCTGATGATCATCCAGTAATGATAAATTCAGCAATCAATGCTATGATTTGGTGCAATGCAAAAAGCGAAATGGAAGGACTTGAACCTGTCTACAAAATAAATGGTCGAGTTTATAAAGATGGTCCAGATGAAGAACATTCTGTGAAACACAGTTATGGAAGGAAAGATAAAGAATATATTTCAACTAAAAAAACTATTCGCTTTCCGGATATTGACGAAAGAGCCAATGGATACAGGCTTCCAACAGAAATTGAGTGGGAATGGGCTGCGATAGGAGGCATAAAAAGTAAAGGATATCTTTTTAGTGGCGGAAATAAGCTCAGCGAGGTCGCCTGGCACATATGGAATTCACAAGATACAATCAAGCCAATTAGATATACTTGCCCAGTTCCCATAAAAAACCCTCCACCACCAGATAGTCGTCTTTCACTTAAAGAGATTAATTTATCTTGGCCTTGCGGAACTATGCCGGTAGCACATAAAAAACCAAATGAATTAGGGTTACATGACATGACTGGTAATGTTGCAGAATATTGCGGGGAAGGAGCAGCGCGAGGAGGAGGTTTTGGATCTTTAACGTATCCATCATCTCAAAGCAATACCAAAAAACCATTTAGACATAATTATAAAACAATTCCATATTTTACATTTAAGTTTAAAGATATGTTAAAGCCGGTTCAATATAAAGAAGAAGGGGATTTTTTTGGAACAGGATTGCGCTTAGCTCGTAATATTTAATTATGATCGAATTTATTTTACAATTTTTATTCATATTAATTTATGTTTTTTTTCTTGTTTCATATTGTTTAAAAAGGCTCAAAAAATGATTAAAACAATCTTGGAAAATATAAATAACTCTATTCCCGAAAATGTAAAACTAGATCTTACGAAAAGAATCGTTACGAGATCTACGAATTTTGTAAACTTTTCTAATGAGTTAAAACAAATGACTTATAATAATTTCGATATTAGAAATACCTTATTTAAGAATAATGAAGATATCCTTCACTTCTCTGGCGATATTTTAGCAAAAACATTATATAGCTTTTGGATTAAAGACGGAGATATAGAAAACCATTTCGCTGATAGCCTAAATGAAACTTTTTATCATGCTGGTTTTAAATTGCCAGAAAATTAATATAATTTTTTAATCCATTTTTTGCAATTAAACTTATCCCATAGGTCTATTTGCAAATCTTTTAATAAATCAGAATAGTCTTCTCTAGAGAATTGATCTAATAAATACGATAATTGGACGATATTATCGTCAATAGTCGCTTCATCTTTTTCCTTAATTATTAATCCTTGAGGGTACAAAAATTCTTTTGGGTATAGCTCTCTATAAGAGCACAGTTCTCCATCCGGAGCAAATGGAACAGCCCCATTCATTACTCCCTCTATCATTGAATTTCCCCAGGTTTCATGTTGAGAAGTGCTAAAAACAACCCGCGCGGTTTTTAATTCTTCCAAATATCTATCCCTTTTCTTCCCGTTGTCTCTTATAATTTTACGAAAAATATTTTCATGTTCCTTCATTTCTTTTGAATAAGCGGCAGACAGGGCTTCTGGAGCGCAAACTGAAATTTTTCTTTTTACAAAGTCCTGCAACTTAAATAAAATCCAAGGATTTTTTTGTTTTTGCAACCTATGATTCCAAAGAATAGAGCCCCCTGCTTTTTGATTATCCAATTTTGGTTCTATAAAAATAGGAATACCAACTATTTCAATCTTTTTTCCATACAAACTTGGTATTTTGAGAGACAGGAAGCTGCCGAATGCCTTGCTACCAACGAAAACTTTGTCCGTTTCTGTAAGCCCATTAGCTTCAATTTGCTGAATATTTGAAAGAGAGTCTTTGGAGAACATATTGTTACCAGGCTCGCCATCAAAAAACCTACTACCGCGCATAAAACCATAAATATTAAAAACATCTCTTAATTCCCTTCTTCTGTTGTAGAATATATAATCATTTAAATTTACAAAGAAAAGCGTCCGACCTTTAAGGATAGATTTTTTTTCAAGTAAATAATTTAAATATTCATTTCTTAATTTTTCTGCTTTAGAGTAATTTCCAAAAATAAGATTGCTCCCAATAAATTCAAACCCATTAGAGCGACTCAAAAATTGACTCATTTCCCTAGCCCAATTCAACCTATAAAAATGAGGAACTAGTATATAATTTTGCATGTTTATAAATGATATTGTATATATATATTTTATAAAAAAAAAATTGACTTGACATATAAATAAAATTTTGGCATTATGGTTTCATGCCAACCAAAAGCCAATACCAAGTAAAGCAACTCCAAAAAAAAGCAGACGCGCAACTTATCACGAAAGCATCTCGCCGCCTAAGCTCTACCCCCATTAAGCAATGGAGTCTCACCTATATCAATAATACAAAGGCACAAGTCGGTGCTTCTACGACTATCGAAGCAAAGGACTATATTCAAGCCCTTGAACACGCATTGTACGCCGCTGGTTTTTTCCTTGAAAAGCAAACAAGCGAAACAAAGATTTGACAAAGCGCTAAATAAGGGATAGTATCCCTAAAGGTAAGACAAGGTCATCCAAACCTTATAAAAATAAATGGAAAAGATTTTTGATAGAACCCATCGTGGCGAAATAGGCATACGCATCAGACTTATATAAATTTGAGCTTTGGTAGAGAAATCTTCCAAATGAATGGTGTAAATTCGGTGAACGGTTTAATCTCCCAACGCCGAGCGAAATCTCCAAAAGAGAGACGTGTAGAGACTATAATCACCTACCTAAAGCAAAAGCTAAGGTAAAGGCATAGTCCAGGCCACAAACAGAAATGGTAGTGAAAACTATAGTGGTAAGAAAATCTGATTTTCCGAAAGGAGAGTGCCGGTTCGAACCCGGCCGATGGGACCATTTTTTTTATCAATCAAACCGCAAACGATATCTAAGAATTTCTTAGCATTTGCTGGCTTAAAATACGATAAAGAAGAAACATCAATAATGCACATTTCAATTCCTTGCTCCAAACAAGCTTGAAATTTCCTTGTATCGTTATTCTGAATCTGATTTAGTTTCTTGTCACCATAGATAGGCTCATAATGAAAGATTCCATTTAATTCAAATGCCAGTTTCATAGATGGAATATAAATATCTAATTCGGAATTAATAGCATCTTTTCGATTGAAATGAATCTCTAAATTTTTATATTTAGATTTCAATTGGTCTTCTAAATATATTTCTAGTTTTGATCTTCTTGTTCCATGAGTTTTATTTTTATTATTATAAGTAGCTGCGCATGATCTAGAACAAAAACTATTTGGATGCTTCTTTAATTCTTTTACAGTTTTTTTAAACTCTTTATTACAATTCAAACAATTCACATTTAAAGGTTCTTCTCTTCCGGTTCCCGAATATCTACATTTTTTGCTACAATAATGTTTTTGATTTAATTTTTTCAATTGATATTTTGCGGCATAATACCTCATTTTACTTGGTTTATATTTCTTTTTACAGAAACAGCAATCTAATTCATAATTGGTCATAAAATAAATTACACTAAAAATCAATTTTCGAACCCTTTCTTCGATAGTATAAGAAGTAAATGCTAACATTCAATAAAAAATACTTTCCAAATTCAAAATTTATTCTTGCTCTTTCTGGTGGAATTGATAGCATCGCGGCTTGCAGTTTCTTATCCAAGAAAAAATTTAACTTCCACGCTGTTCATATTAATAATAAATTTATTGAGCAAGATGCTGAGACAGCTGAAAATGTAGAGAATTTTTGTAAAAAGCATTTTATTCAACACAGCATTCTAACTTCAAAAGAAAAATACAAGAAGGGCAGCAAGGAGGATTTTTGTAGAAATGTAAGATACAATATGCTACGGAGCTTTGCTAAAAATAATAATTACAATTATATTTGCACTGCTCATCACTTAGATGACTGTGTGGAGTCTTATTTTTTGAACTTTCTAAAAGGGCATCCGGAATATGTTCCAATCCAATACTTCTGCAAATATCCAGAGGTTGCGATTTTTCGCCCCTTTTTATTGAATAAAAAATCAGATTTCGCGGAATACGCAGAAAAGAACGGTCTCGCGCCTTATATTTTGGAAGACGAACTTAATTCCGATCTTTCTTTGATGCGCAACTGGAGCAGGAAGGTTGTATTGCCAATGATCGAACAGAAATACAAGGGTCTTCACAAGGTAGTCTTCAAAAAAATGAAGAAACATCTTGATGAAATGGTAAAAGAGTAGTATAGTATACAGAGCGGATGAAGGTTATCTAGCCTTGTAAAATAAATAGAATAGATTTTTGAAACAATTTTATAAGCCTGTGAAGCTTAAGGAGTTATAAGCGTCGGTTTCATAAACCGAAGATAGTGGGCGCACATCCCTCGACAGGCAGATTTTATATAAGATCCCATAGCTTCAATTGGATAGAGCAACGGCCTTCTAAGCCGTGGGTTGCAGATTCGAATTCTGCTGGGATCGCCATTTTTATTACACCACACTAAGCTATATTTCTATATACAATATCTCTTTCTTTTATATATACAAAGCCTCATTTCTATATACATAATTAGTTTTATTTGTATAAATAAGAAAAATCCAGCGCGGCTTTAAGTTTTTTAAAAATTTTTTACATTTTGACGTACCTTAATTAACCAATTCAAGTACCTTCTTTTTACCCTGTATTCTAATGGCTTTTTAATGACCTTTTAATTACTTTTTGAATAGATAAAATATACCCCTGTACGTAGGGGAAACAACAAAAAATGAATATTTAATAAATAAGAGGAAATAACATCTATAAACAACACTAAAATAAAGAAGAAAGAGTATAAGGAATAAAGGAAATAAAGGATATAGAATAATGTATTGATGTGAATAATAAAAATTGATTAATAATATTTCGATTTATATAATTTTATACAATAGTCAAGCAAAAAATAATTTTATACAATACTTTTTTCTTCATATACTACCTATTTTCTTCTTTCTACTATAGTAAAAACGTGATAAAGTAATGTGGGCGGGCTGTCATAGCCCAATAAATACGAATAAAAATTAATTAAAATTAAAAACCCGGCGCGGAAAATGAACTTTTTCACTAGGGCCGATACGGCCGGCGCCACCAAATCACAATAAAAATGAATTAAAATTAAATAAATTGAATTAAAATTGTATTTTTTAAATTAAAATTAATTAAATATATATTTTACTTGATTTGCGAATCAAAAAGTGCCAAATAATATTATGGGCGGGCATAAAAATTTAAGTCTCCATAGTGTAGCGGTTAGCACACTACCCTTTCACGGTGGGAGCAGGGGTTCAAATCCCCTTGGAGATGCCAATTTGCGAACGCGAAACTGCCAAATAACGTGTAATAAAAAATAATTAAATTAAAATTAATATGTCATCTATTCTTCTTGTCTATATGTATAGAGCATTATCTTATTTTTTCTATTACATTGGAGACATAGCATCCAGGGTTCCCATAGAGTGGTCATGCTACATCTATCAAATTGCAATGAGGGAGTCTATCAAATATGATGATATAAGCGGCAATAATATTTGGAAAGAAGTAGAATAATAATAAACAATTTTAATTAATTTAAATCAATAACAATCTATCTATATAGATCTATAAATATTTTAATTAATTTAATATAATCTCGAAACGCCGGCTGATAAAGTATACTTGACAATAAAAACAAAAGAAGCTATTATAATAATGTAACTATAAAACAACTATGAAAATTCTTACTACTATTACTTTGTCCGCTCTGTTTAGTTTTACATCTCTTGCTAGAGAGTACGGGTATACAGCTTCTCAAGCTGGCGCCGGATACACAAAGGGTGATGCTATTGCTTCTGCTTTTATGAAACTTCCCTATGGGTCAAATATCAAAGGGGTTGGAGTAAATGGTATTTCAACATACAAATTTGTTAAGGGTGCGGGGTATGTTCAAGTAAGAGGAAGCTATACTGCTAATATTATTTATAGTAAGTAAATTTGTGATCAGCGCCTTAATCTGCGGCGGTGGCGAGTTTGGTTGGCACAGCAGTGTGGTAGCTGTTGTATATGGTTGCTCGCTACGTGGGGCGGGGTGGTAGCCGACCCCACCTGATCATCTTTTTTATAGTTATACTTTACCAGAGTAGAGATAACTAATAGCGCAAATGAATATAATTGTGTAATAGTTATTATGCTATTAAAAGTAATCCCTAATACTGTAGTTAAAATTCTTGGTTCGGCAAAGGTTGTTATTGGCGAAACCAGCAACGGCGCGTCGGAACAAGTTGTAAACTATAATTTCAAAGGCGATTTCGATGGGCGGTCATATAGCCTTGGAGATGCGGTTGTAACGCTTGGTAGATCTTTTGAAACAAATATGAATTCCCGCGCTCTGTATTTATATATAAATGCAACTTGCGCACCTGGATCTTCACCATATAGCTCAGACTATTATCATTGTTGGAGTTTGATTACAGATTTACCAGATTATAATCCAGCCGACCCACTAAATTCTCTCGAAGATGACGAAGCAGCTGTAAAAATAGACGGATGGTATATTGATGGACAGCCTGTTGGCGGACAATCTTGGAGGATTTTGAATCCAACGTCTCTTGTGAATGGAAGACCAGCTTACACATATGGAGATGAAACCTTATACTGGGACGGCTCGAATTGGATATACAGTAATTCAGGATTCGGTACTCTATCAACTGGAACCGGAAATGCGCCATACCCATGGCAAGCAACGTGGTCCGGTGGATTCACTTCGGTAAAAAGTATTTTAAGATAAGCTTGAGTTATCGGATTTGCGAACGCGAAGTCGCCAAATAATACGTATTTGCGAATGATTTGGCCCCAAATAATTACGTATTTGCGAACGCGAAGTCGCCAAATAATAACGTATTATAGGCATACTACGCCGATGACGTCCGCAGTTCCTCCGCCTACCATCCGCACGCTACGCCCATGCTATACGCATACCATACGTATAGTATACATCACTCACTTACACAAATTCAATTAGTTTAATTACGGTGCGCGTCACAAGCACAAACACCTGACCCCCACCACAATAGAATAAGAATAAGAGTAGGTAGAAAAAGAAATGGTATGGTGTAAATTAAATGGATTAAAAAAAATGATGTAATGTATTGATGTATAAAATTTAAGTTGTTGATTTTCAATGACTTACGGGGCCCCCCGGCCCGCAAGTGCCTGGAACACAATGACTTACATGACGAAACATTTTGAATAAAATTCCTTGACGCAAAGATAAAAAACTCCGATATTAGAGACTCAATCAACCAACCAAACAACCATGATCATCACAGACAAAACCAATAAAGTTCACTTCGAGGGAAATTTTGAAACTATCGAGGTAGGCATCGACCAGAAGAATATCGCTCACTTCTTCCGCATGATTGCCAACCTGTATCAAGACCCTACTATGGCAGTCCTTCGTGAAGTCGGCGCAAATTGCGTTGACGCTATTATCGAAGCAGGTTCACAAAAGCTCGGATGGGAATTGCATCTTCCTACTCGCCTTGATGCAAATGTTCGCTTCGTTGATAACGGAGTCGGTATCTCTCACGATCAAATGATTCGGATTTATTCTATCATTGGTGCATCCAGCAAGCGGGGCAACAATGACCTCATTGGCGGGTTCGGCGTTGGCAAGTGGTCGCTTTGCTCTCTGGTCAATAACTTCCAAGCTATCTCCCGCTTCAATGGAACCAAGTCGCAATACTTTATTTCCTTGCAATCCAACGGCTTGCCGGACATTAAACTTATTAAGAGCGAACCAACATCAGAACGCAATGGATTTGAGGTAAAGTTCCTCTGTCCTGATCGTTATGTCGGCGATTTTAATTCTAAAGTCGAAAAGGCTTATCGCTTCTTCTCGGTCAAGCCAAAAGTTTTCTGTGATAGCGTAGAGAAAAAAATCAATTTTAATTCTGACTCAATCATGTTTGATGGTGGAAGCAATAATTTTTCCATCTACAATGGGCATGGCTCTCCTATCGTAGTCATGGGAGGCGTTGGCTACCGCTTGCCAGTTGAAACTATTCTCGAAAACAAAAAGTTTGAGAAGTTCCGCTCGCTTTTAGGTTGCAATATGTCCATCCATGTGCCGATTGGTGAATACAGCATCACTCCTTCGCGTGAAGCTATTCAGTTGGATGATCTTACATTAACTCGCCTATTCAATAAGTTTGATCAAATTGTCGAATCGTTTGTTCCTAAAATGCAAGCGGATATGGATAATTTCCAAGGCAATACTTGGGATGCTAAACTTAAATTAAAAGAATTGCGCGAGGCGTTTTCTTTCCTGCCTAACACTCTCAAGCTGGAATGGAAGGGCAACCCTCTTACTGCCACGGCTTTAGTTGTGAAGGATACAAAAGTCACCCTATACACTACATCCTCATGGAATAAAAAGATTTCCGTTGACGATACAATCAAGAACATTGAAGCTAACAAAAGAGCATTTTTATTCGTTGATGATCTTAAAGTTGGTGGAATTGGTCGCGCCAAACAATTCATCTTGGAAAAGAAAAAGAATGATTCCTATAATGGCTACGCATTCTACATTTTCAAAGCTGATCAGAAGTCTAAATTTATTAAAGAAACTGGATGGATCGGTGACTTTGTTTTCACAAGTTCTTTAGCTAAAGTTCCTACCAAGGGCAAGACCACTACATCTAACGGATCAACAGCAAAGGGATCATTCCGTATGCGTTCTGGTCGTAGCTATGGAGTCCATGATTCTGTTTCCCTGTATGACAATACAGATAAGCACATTAAAGATGCACAAGAGTTTATCTTGTTCCCTACTTCTTCTAATAAAGTATATGGTGAAGCTACTGCTACTTATGTTGATCCAATCATTAACCTGCTTGGGTCGGAATACAAAAAGAAGTTTGCCGCTTTGTTTCTTGCCAAGTCCGAGTATGATTCTTTCAATGATTCGTCCTTTGACGGGAAACCTCTTGTTAAGTTTTGCGATCTTATTAAAACGAAGAACTTTAAGGATATTGCCAACAAAGGTGCAAACGCTATCTCTTGGTCAGATTTCAAGTCCAAGTTCCGCGATACAAGCAACTGGTCTTTCCGTGGAATGCCAGAGACAATTCAAGAATTGTCAAAAGTTCTTGACCAATCTCACCTTATCGTTCGCGCATACGATTTGATTAAGCCAATCATTCAAGACGACGACAAGTGCTTTTCCCCTAAAGTCCTTGGTCTGATTAAACTCGCAGATAGTTCCCTAATCATTGATGGAGAGAAGACTATCAAGAAACAAATCGCGGAGTTCGGTGCAATGGTAAAAAAGATCGACGAAAAGTATTCTCTAATTATGCCTACCGCAGATGATTACAACCATAAGAAATTCAGCAAAGCTCTTATTGAATACATTGGCTTTATCGACTCGAAAGATGCCAATAAAAAATAAATAAAATTGTGGTGGTCGAGCGAGGGGCGCGGAGTGGTTGCCGCGCCCCTCACCTTTTCCGTGTATATTCCTCTATGCAAAGCATTGAAACTCAACGACTTACGGGGCCCCCCGGCCCGCAAGTGCCTGTAGATCAAAGACTTACGCATTGAAAAAACTTAAAAAAAAATTTGACACCGCTATAAAAAAAGCCCATAGTGGTATCTGTTATGAATACAACTAACAACCAAACCAACCAATACGCTAACCAAACTCTCATCGGACGCTTCGTGTCCAAAGAGCAAATCACGCTTATCTTCTCCGAGGATACTGCGGTCATCGACAACTCCAATCCCAAGTTCACCGAAATCCTCCAACTCTGCAAAGACGGCAAGTATGCAGAAGCGGCGGCACTCGCAACGATCAAGGATCAAATCAATCAAACCTTCGACGGAGATATTCGCGTTGTAGGTGGCGAGGTTATTTATGACGGCAAGCCTCTCCACAATGTTATGTGCGAACGCATCCTCGATATTATGCGCGAGGGTCTTGACGCAACTGGACTCGTAAAGTTCCTTGAGAACCTTATGCAAAACCCGTCCTATACTGCTGTTCAAGAACTCTATTTGTTTCTTGAGGCAAATCAAATTCCAATCACCGAGGATGGTCACTTCCTCGCATGGAAAAAGATTCGCAACAACTGGAAGGATATTCACTCTAATTCTGTTGATTATTCTGTTGGCTCAACTCCAAGCATGAAACGCAATGAGGTTGATCCAGACAGGGATCGCACTTGCTCAAATGGATTGCATTGTGCTGGATGGGGCTATCTCCCTCACTTTGGGTCAAATGGCGATTCAGACCGAATCGTGATTGTCAAAGTGAATCCTGCTGATGTTATTGCGGTTCCTAATGACTACAACAACGCCAAGATGCGCGTTTGCCAGATGGAAGTCTTGCGCGAATACACAGACCGCAAGGTTGAAGCAGAGGAATTTTCTCACTCTGTTGTGTCCTCCAATGGCGAGGCACTCTACTCCCAAGAGGACTTGGACAACGCATACAACGAAGGCTACGACGATGCTTACGAAGCTCTCGGACAGGTTGAAGAAGAATAATAAATCTTCATAGCAAAACAAGAGAGAGGGAGGCGAAAGCCTCCTTCTTTTTTTTTGTATTTTTATTTGGTATCGCAAAATGCGACACCTTGTAAGTTACTCATCATCAACAACTTACGGGGCCCCCGGGCCCGCAAGTGCCTGGCATTCAGCGATTTACAAAATGATTTTTTATACTTGCTTCCGAATTAAAATTCAATTATATTCGGCACATGGACAAAAAGCAAAGAGGCAGGAAGAAAGGGTCAGTCAGCTTTATGCAAGTTGAACTGGCAGAACTGAATAGAGTATTGAAACCAGACGCGAAGGTAATTCTGTCAATCAGATATGCCCAGCTTGTGGGCTTGAACGGCAAGCCAGTTAGTTCCAATCTCGATGTCTTGGGGCATTGCGTAGCGAGTGGCAGGGCTGAAATGGAACTGGTTGACTTCGGCGATGAGGAAGACATTCCTTCTCCGGCTGCTAATAAAAAGAAAGAAGAGCCGAAAGACGACGATCACATTTCAACACAAGCAGAACTTGAGACCTTTGATGAAAACCCTTTTTAAATTTAAAAAAATGCAAACACAAAACATCCCAACCCAACTATCAATTAAAAATCTCCGTCAAAGAGGATGGAAGGTTCGAGTTCTTCATGAACGCAATTATTTTTTGAGGAATAGACTTGATGGAAATTCAACAGAGGTTTGTGCAAGAGGCGGGCGAACAGAAATCCAACTCACAAGTCCAGATAAAAAGATCAATGTTTCCGCTAAATCTATTTGCTCGGATGAAGATAATTTTAATAGGAAGGTAGGAAATTCAATTGCATTGGGCAGGGCATGGAAGAAGTATGAGTCACTATTAGACGCATTAATTAATCAATAAAATTATTTGACTATTGTATAAAAACCTACCATAATACAATACTAATACTAATACTAATATGAATCAAGACACAACCAACGACCACTTCTCACACTTGATCGGACAAGAAAAGCTGAAAGCTCAACTGCGCTTTTATCTTAACTCTTTCCGCGAAACTCAAATTCTGCCTACTATTCTTTTGGTTGGTGGAAGGGGTTCGGGCAAAACAGAGTTTGCCGTATCATTGGCGCGAAACTTGCGAATGGAAGCTATGGGCGGTCGCCCAAAGCCTTTATTGACAGTCAATTCCAGCACCGTGAAAAATGTTCGGCAGTTCGTAGAGGATATCGTTTTGAAGTATGTCAACGATCAAACGCTTACTTTGTTTTTTGATGAATGCCATGCTCTTCCAGAAAGCGTTCAGACTGCTCTGCTTACAATCCTTAACCCAAACAAAAAAAACTCAAACCTTTTCCGCTATGAGGATAGCGAGATTATGTTCGACTTCAAGAAGGTTAGCTTTGTATTTGCAACAACTGATCCTCAAAAATTGGTAGGGCCTTTCAAGGATAGGTGTCGCGTCCTCCACATGGACGAATACGAATACAAAGACCTTGGCAAAATTGTTAGAGAGAATCTTGACGATGGGCTTGAGATTCCAGATGATGTGATGGATCATGTAGCGTCTGTGTGCCGTGGCAATGCTCGTAATGCTGTGCTTATGGCTAAAGATAATATCGTTCAGTATATGAAGGGCAGTAAAGTTTCCAAGATGTGCCACAAGCATTGGGATACTCTTTGCGATGTATTGGGTATCATGCCTATGGGATTGGAAAGTTCCGAGGTTCAAGTTCTTAAAGCTCTAAATGATTTTCCTGTGGGTTGCTCTCTTAATAATTTGTCTGCTAAAACTGGATTCACAAGACAAGCAATCATGTTAGAGTTTGAATCTTATTTGGTTAAGAAAGGTCTTATGCAGATTAAGTCTGGTGGGAGAGAGATTACTAGCAAAGGCAAGGACTATCTTAATAAGTATGTATTTAAGACAACTGGAGGATTTACAAATGCACTCTCGTAAGCGCGTTAGGCTTGACAATCTTGTAGATGGCACTCCTTTTAACCTTCCTTCTCTTGGAGATCAATTTCAATTGTTGTATCTTGTTAGGGGAGG